TGTTGCCCATCGATATTGTCTCAAGGCATCTAATCCATCTTTTGTTGTTTCGTAATTAAAGTAACATCTAGATAATATCATACGTACTGCATTAATTCCGTCATCCACCGACATTTTCGGTACAACAGAGGTGGTCAGTCCGAGTGATTGAGCAATCTCTAATCTTGATTTACCTGTTCCCAGTTCTCTCACAGAGGCATCGTGAGGGAAATAATGGGTATCGTAGCTATATCCCTTGTCTCTGATAATTGTTGCATAATATTCTAGACTCTCTCCTGAGTCCTCAAAATAGTCAATAACGTGTATCGCATGGCCCTTTTGTTGAACGAACCAAATTGCTGTTTTATCAGCCATCCCCAAATCCCAAAAAGTATCAACAGGTAAAGTGCTATCATAGGGAATCTTGGTTACTCTACCTTCATCATCACATTTTCCTAATCCTTGAGAGTAAATAGCTCCTATAGCATTAGATTCAAAACTACATTCATATTCTGCCTCATATATTTCAGGAGGCATCATTTTTTTTGCTTCTTCTAATTCTGATTCTTTAATAATCTTTGTCTCGGAAGCCTTATATAATCCTGTGAACCAACCTTCGGTATGTTTGCCATGATCGTATAAATTATAAAAAGCATTATGCCCGGTTGGAGTTCCAATCGCAATCATCCACCCTTCCCGGTCTGATAAAGCAGGTCTAATCACTTCAGTCCAAATCTTCGGAGGCATTTGTGCAACCTCGTCTAGTATAACACCATCAATGTAAAGTCCTTTAAGGGTGTTTGGTCTTTCACAACCGAGTAACTGGATTCTTCCCCCATTAGGGAAGTCAGCTCTTAGTTCTGTTTCGTGATACTCCATGTTTGGCAGCACTGAAGTATAATACTTGAGATAATCCCAAGCTATTCTTTTAGCCATACTGTAGGTCGGTGCTATATAATAATACCGAGGTCTAGGAAGTGGATTCTGTAAACACTTCTTGATAATTTCGTTAACTGTAAGGACTGTCTTACCGAATCTTCGGTGACAAACTAAAACATTAAATCTCTTGAGACCTTTGTGTATCTCTTGTTGGAGTTCTCTCGGTTTGTAGGGTATGATTATTTTCTTCATGTATGTTTTTCAATATATGGGCAATCACATCAACTGTCCACCCATTGCCCAACATTTTATATCGTTGGGTATTAGAAACTCCTTGTGTGTAATTATCTGGTACAGTTTGTAATCGTTCACACTCAATCGGTGTTAACTTACGATAGTACATTCTGTCTTTCGTAACTACGTTATCTTTTTGGACTGTTGTTAGAGAGTTTGTTTTACCATCTTCTCTAATCTCTAAGTGTTGGGTTGTCTTACCTTGAACACTCTCTTTATGGTCAGTTCTTTTTCCGTTTTCGTCATAATAACGACCACGAAATGCACCACACATAACTTTTGGTATCGATGCAGAACCAGCAGCAAGAGAGTTAGAAGGTTTTTCTGTTTTACGAATACGATCTTGTTGTGAGGCATATCCTTTTCCACTGACATCCATTTGCCAATAATTAGGTGTCTCTTTTACTCTTTCAGGGTTTTTTACATATAAAGGAATTTGCCCTTTATACATACTTGCCACTAAACAATTTGCTTTATCATCTTCCACAGATGAAACCATACTTCCTCTTGTTCTACCACCGAAATTTCCATTCAAGTAATTAGGTGGATCGTCAAAAGGTAAATCTTCTAAAATATCTTTGATAACTAAACCTTTGTCCTGAGGTTGTTGAACATTCGGTATGTTAGTCCAATAAAGTCTATGACGAGATTGTGCCGATAGAAGAGAACTATTAATCATAATCGGTTCTACTCCTAGATGTTCGGTAATCACATCTTGATAGATCTTTTTCATTCTTACATTCTCGAGTAAGAAATACTTAGGTTTACATTCTTTCAGTAAACGGACAAATTCAAAAAATAAGGCACTTCTGGGATCATCAAAATTCAGTTGTTTTCCAGCAAAGCTAAATCCTTGACAAGGAGATCCCCCCATCAATAAATCAATGGGTTCTAAATCTGCTGCTTTAACCTTGGTCACATCTCCTAAATGGATTGTATTAGGAAAGTTCTTCTTGGTGACCTCAATGGCATATTTGTCAATTTCGGCAGCATAATAGTTATTATATTTGATACCGAGTCTATTGAGAGCTATCTGCCCACATGACATTCCATCGAATAAGGATAATACGTTCATATTAGTATTATCCGTCTTATTCTAAAAAATTCAACTTTTATTTTCTAAATAATCGTTAATTCGGTCTATATCTCTTCCTTTGACCTGGCCTCTTCCTTTGGTATCCGAGGTTGATTGTCTGAGGGCTACATCCTCAAAATAGTTCAAAATTGTTTTCTTTTCTTTCTTTTCTGTTTTCTTTGTTTTTTTCTTTGCCATAATGTTTTCCACATACAAAATAGTATGCTCCTTTATCGTTGATACCAAAACTACCATATTCATCGCAAATATAACACCTTCGATACTTAATTTGTTCTTCGTGATTCCAGTTAAAGACCTGGTGACTGTTATATCGTTTCAAAATACCCCCAAAAATCCATTTTAAAGACCATACAGCTATATATTGGGTTTATAGGTTATATTCCCATCTAACTTTAGGAACACTGGTTTGAACCTTATCTCTCGGTCTTGAAGGGCTTGACCATTCACCACCAGGATTCGTAATAGTTTCAGTCCAATTTGCTGCTTTATAGATAGTTCCAGAATGTACTTCTGTATCTTGATAGGATATTAACTTTGTTAAATCATTGAATTTAACTCTAATACTCTTAATCATCTGAGATAAAGTGTATGTAGCTGTATTCTTAGGGCAAACATCCGATAAAGCCATTCTTCTTAACTCTAAGGTTGTTAAAGGATCTAATCTTCTTGCTACAGGAGATGACCAAATAGCAGTTCCGACAATCGCTTGTTTATATTTAAATACATAACAAACGTATTTCTTGTTTCTTACAACATTAGACCAATGAATATCAGGTAATCTTGAGTGCCATAACTCGTTTAACATACAAGCTATTTGTGCTCTTGTTTCTTCAATTTTAATATCTTTGACAGATTCAATCATTCTTCTATGTATATCAAAACCCATAGAGAATTACTACCCTCTATATTTAGATAGCTTATCCCATATCCCGGTACTATATAGGGATGGGAAATGGGAAATCTGTTTCTTTCATAGTTTTACACGACATCCATGACGGAGTCTTACCGACAAATATGTCATAGCTGAAAACCATAGGGAATTGGTTTTGTGTTGAGATGGGATATAATGATAATTCTACAGAAGTCATGGGGGTTGGTTAGCATTTTATGTTGAAAAATAAGGCTAATCAATAGGGTAGGGGAGATATTATATTGTTGCATAATATATCTTATGAGAACTAGACGAGATACCCCCCTATTCTTCTAGCTTTTTATAGTAATATTTTATAACCTTATAAGGATGTGTGCCTATAAAGCGGTTTTTTGTATCTCCCCAAATAAAACTCAATAATATCAATACTTCGAGACAAACCTGTGAACAAAACCTATTTATCTTTTACCCTAGATTCTATCTACTTCTCTATCTAATTAATCTAATTGTTTATTCTTTTATATGTATTTTTGTGATATTTGGAATGGACAAAACTATCCTTTATTTTGTTATGTTTTTCTATAATTGGTTAAAACTACCCCGGAATCGAGGGTGTTTATTTTGTTGACTTTTAATGGATAATTTAATTTAATGAATGGATAAGGAGATTGACTATGAAACTTGAAACTAAATTAACTATCTTTTGTTTTACTACTGTCTATGCAATGTTGTTCTTAAAGTTGTTGGTATTTTAATGTTAACATTTAAAACAATAAAACACTTTTACGTTCTCTATAATGGTAAACAGATTAGATATCATGTCATAGAGTTCTTAGACGGAACGAAGCAGCTCTTCACCGAAACAGATTGGGAAGAACTAAAGGTTGCAACAAACTAATTTCTAAGGCTCGGTTTATCTGGGCCTTACTTACTCCACTCAATCGAGAAACTCTGATCCCCTGAAGTCAAAGTAATTCTTTCTTTATCTGATCCGTAATGTGTTGCTGCAGCTTTACCAGCATACCAATGTAATTGTTTTTGTAAAATCTCAAGGCCCTTGATTGTGGACATATTGAGTTTTCTATCTTCTTTAACAGAATTTTGTAAGTCCTCTAACAGTTGATGATATTCGGAAACTTTAAAGTCAGCTCCAGCGTGTTTGGCTTGTTCATAGGCCAATTTCATTTTGTCATCATTAAAGACGTGATTATAAAAATTACTCCAGGTCAACTTACATTTCTTAACTGCCTCAGTGGGATTCATTCCTTGGCTAATTAAAGTAAATACTTGGTCAATTAAGGTCTTAGTATATTTGACCGGGCGACCAGTTTTTTTAGTGGATGGTAGTGTTTTGGTTGACATCGATAAAATCTATTTCATGTTCTTGGGATAATTGGTCAACAAAGTTTAAAGCATCATCTTTGTAATCAAAATTACCGACACTAATTATAATGCTATAAGTGTTATCTTGGTTTTGTAGCAACATAAATTTCTGTCGCACTAACATATCGTCTAATAACTTCTCTTTGTTTTTCATAATTATCTAATCTGGATATATAACTCTTTATTAATTTATTTAACTTTCTTTTATTATTTTGTAGAAACCTGTATTTTTTCAAGACATAAGAAGGAACTAAACCTGCCATTTGACAAATGAATTGAAAGTCTTGGTTGTGTCTTTTTAACCATTTCTGGGCATTTTTTTTATCAAGATCTGTACCAAATCTTTTTTTATAGAATGGATGTGTGGTGATACCTAAAGCGTCAAGTATTAACTGAGTTAGTATTTCTTGATATAGAGTTTGATACATCATTTACACGTACTAATCCCATTCTAAGTTTATTATATCATAAGAGTCGTAGGTAAAAGGCGAATAAAAGGCGAATATTTATATTTCGTAATAATCACACAATCTAAACAATCCTTTACGGAATTTAGATATATGTGACCGGGCTGGTTCATTATTAACAATAACTTCATAGATAATAGAGGCATAATCACCAGCTTTTCTAAGAGCTCCTCGAACTCTGTCTTGTGCTCCTAATTTTGATATTGCTGCCTTATCACTGTCACCTATTATTTTTTCTTTAACGTAATCAAATGTTACTTTTGGGTAATAACCTGCATAATAGATATCTTGCTGCAATCTCAAACCTGCATTATACAAATCGTTATTTAAATTGTGATTATTAGGGAACAGTAAATGATTGTTGTAATAGTATTCAAATATATCTGCATGTCTTTTTCTAACACGTTTATAGGCTTCTTCACCCTTTTCAACCTTTGGTATCTCAACAACAACTTCTTCAAAGTCTGGCAACCGATAATGTCTGCCACTGATCTCAACAATCTGTTGACCACCTAAATCAGATTTGTTAGATGCCACACATACCTTCACATTCATCTAGTAATGAATATTGACCTGTCTGTTCATCTTTCTCTCTAAGATCTACCTCATCGATGGGTTTACAGTCTCTATGAAGATATAATTTATCTTTAAAGAAATCAGAACCATCTTTATTTTTTTTAAACTTTTCTTGTTCTCTAATCATTTTGTCAATTTTAACAACTTCATTCCATTCTTCTTTGTTTTGTTTAATTCTTCTCCATTCTTCGTTGGAGTGAAATGGGCAAAAAGTACAAGCACTTCTTGGTGGTTTTGGATAATTATTTTTTTCCATCCATTCAATGCAATGATTTCTACGAATCGCTTTTTCTACTAATGGATATTGATTTTCAATATATTTAAGTTGATTGGTTTTCATTCTTTGCATTTCATCATAAGAAATACCCATGACTAATTCAACCTTAGTGTCTTTAGAGACTCTTTCTCCTTTTTTATATCCTAAGATAGCTCTAATTTTTTGAGTGACAGGTTTAATTTTATAATCCGCAGTACATTGTCTACGCAATAAACCTTTTTTACCAGTATCAGGGTTCTTAGTATAAAATGGTGCGGTAAAACCTTTGTATTCACCTTGAGAAGCATTTATAATATCTTCTTTTAAATTTCTCCATTGTGCAATATATACAGGAAACCATAATTCATCTCTAAGCCAATCTAACCAATCATAAACTTCTTTTGGTTCAGCTCCTGTGTCAGCAAATATAGCACAATCAACCATAGGAATTTCACCTTTTTGTATCATCAATGCTAATGCAGAACTTTGCACTCCAGCACCTAAAGATAAAACTCTAAGTTTTTTTAATTTCATTTCCAAACTCCTCTTTTAACTGATTAAATTCAGTTATTGACATAGAATACAATGGGCCACCTTGTTTCATGGCCATTTCCCAACGAGACTTTCTAATTTTCTTTTCTGAGTCTTTGACTTCTTCATCAGTAGGTGGCATTTCTACTTCATTAAATTTTTGGTTAGTTATAAATCTTTCAAAAGCTACTGCAAACTCACCATGATTTTCTACATAGACCGGGTAAGTTTTAATAACCTTTTCTTGATCTTCAGAACTTAGTTTATTAAATCGTTCTATGGTTTTAGGTTTACTAGATCGCTGCCGAAGTTTGGCAGATAGTGATTTCCATATTTTTTCTAGCTCTTCTATATTATTATTATTTATATAATCTCTATCTCTATCTCTATCTAGGGTGTTAGTGTTTTGTTCTGACAAACTCTTATCAAAACTTTTCTTTCTAGCTTGACTTCTTTTGTTTGAAAGTTCTAAACCCTTTTCATATTCTTCTTGTTGTTTGAGATTAACATAACGATTATCTACAAGGGTATATTTTGTTGTTATAATTTTTAACACATCTCTTTTGAGTTCTTCTAATTTTTCTAAATCAGGAACATAATTGATAACCATACGACACAACTCATCAATGTCATTGGGTAGACCTTTACCATGTGAATAAGATAATAAATCAATATAAATACCTCTTTGTTGAGGTGTTAAGTTTCTGGTGTCTGCAATCCAATCATCGCAAAAAAACCACATCGCTTTCATTTTCATTCTATTATAAACCCTTCTTTACTAGAACCAGGGATAAAATTAATCCAACCCCGAATCTGTAGTTGCTGCATTAATTTATAAATAGTCGAGGTCGAATTGCAACCATAAATTTGTGCTAGTTCTTTGTAAGTCGGTTTGTTGCCATAGTCTGCAAAGCTACAGAGAATACGATAAAAGTTTTTTTGTTTGTGAGTCAAGGGCAGCTTCACTAAAAGCCACCCCTAGTTATAGTTACGGAGGAATTTGTGTGAATGTCTCGCCAAAATAAGAAGGGATTGAGATCTAGTATTTTTTTGCAAATTATATACACATTATAATTGTTACATAATGAAACATTCACACATGAAGAATCTATATATTAATTAATTTAAATCAACTACTTTTTTTTCTTGGCATTTGTGGATAAATCCTTATGATTTTTAATAGGAGAAATATTATGAATGTCAAAAAAGTAGAAGAACTTGGTGTGATTAATGACATTATTATCTCACACCTTCAAGAGTCTCAAAGTGAATATTTAGAGAGAAAGAAGAATTTAGATTTCGAATCTGATATTGGTCTTTCTGCTGTAATGGATAGTCCATTGATTCATAAATTGAGATTACAACACCCTGATATTGAAACTAAAACATCTGATCATATTCAAACAATGATTGGTGAGTTTATGCACAGAGAAATACAAAGGCATTTTATTGCTGTTAAAGGAACAAGTTGTCATATAGAAGAACCTGTGCAAATTAAAACAAGGGGTGAATTAGGTGATTGGTACTTGTCCGGGAGAATAGATATCCTAGAAATGTTAGCTGACAATCAAGTAAAGATTGGTGACATCAAAGCTACCAGTTCTTATCAAGTAGCAACTCTTAACAAAGAAATGTATAAGTATGAAAAAACAGGTGATTGGAGAGAACTTAAACATAAATATTTCTATCAACTAAATGCTTATGCAGAAGGTATGAGGCAGCGAGGATATTGGGTAGAAGATTTATATCTAATTATCTACTGTAAGCACTGGACAAACCGATTGGCTTGGGAAGATCCAAACTTTCCACAGTATGCTCTGTACACAAAATCTATTCCTATGTTAACGTCTGAACAGATACAGGAATATTTATCAGAATGTGTTAGTAGACATCAAATGGCACAGAACCCAGATCACAGATATACACCCTCTTGTAGTAAAGATGATTTATGGTTGTCTGATCATAAAGAGTGGGCAGTGATGACTAAAGGTAAAAAAAGAGCTGTCAAACTTTTTAAGAATAAAGATGAGGCAGAAGAATATTCTTTAAACGTACCGGGGGGATTTATAGAACATCGACCTATGGGTATTCCTATGAGATGCAGAGACTATTGTGCCTACAATACTGTTTGTCCTCAATTTAAAAAAATGAAAGAAGAGTTAGGAGTAAAAGATGAATAAAAGAATATGGGATAAATTCTGTATCACAGATAAAGAATATACTAAACCTTTTAAGAAGTTCGGAACAGAACTAACGACAACTGATCCAATGTATCAAATTATGAAGATGACAGATCAGTTTGGGCCTGTAGGTGAAGGTTGGACTTATGATGTTAAATACACTTATACAGAACAAAATGTATTTGCAGAATTAAAAATAGGTTGGAGAGAAGATACCAATAAAGACTTTAATTGGTATGGCCCAATATCAGCAGTGAATCCACTATACAATAGC